TTAGTAAATGTAAATAAGATGATAGAATCAAAGAGAAAAGATAAATTAAGGAATAAAATTAAAGTAGTAAAAGAGCTACTTAAAGACCCTTTATTAACTCAACAAGAGATAGAAAAGAAAACTTGACTTTGACACGGAACAGTGAATAGAAATACACAAGAACTGGACAAAACTGGACTAGAAAGCGAAATAATGGATAGAGTTTTATCAAATGATAAGACTATTATGGATTTAGTTGCTTGATTAAATGTAAAGGAATTTACTAAGATAACTAAGAAAAAATGAGATACTAGTTTAACTGATTTAAAGGTAATGTCAGAGATAGCAGAGAAGAGTACAAAGAGATATGCTATATTTGGAGATAAGGAATGAAAGAAAGATAGATGACCTGTAATAATAACTATGTAATTACAGTAAATTACAGTAAAAATCAGTTGGCTTAAATAAGCTATTAGTTTAACTATGTCCACCCTAAATATGAAAATAGATTTAAGAAATTTAAGACAATGGCAAAAAGACTATATATCAAATAAAAAGAGATTTAATGTATTAGTAGTTCATAGAAGAGGTTGAAAGACTGTGTGAGCTGTTTTAGACTGAATGCTAGAAACAATACAAGAGATTTGAGATTATTGATATATAGCTCCTACTTATAGACAAGCAAAGAAGATAGCATGGAGAATGATACAAAAGTATTGAAATCAAATTAAATGATTCACTTATAACTCAAGTGAACTTATAGTTACTTACAACAATTGAAGTACATTAAGTTTATTTGGTGCTGAAAACCCTGACTCGCTTAGATGATTAGATCTAAAGTGAGTTATTTTTGATGAATATGCACAACAACCTTCTTGGATATACTGAGAGATTATATTCCCTATGTTGAATGCTAATAGATGATGGGTTACTTTTATATGAACCCCTAAAGGTAAGAACTCCTTTTATAAATTATATGAGAGAGCTAAGAAAGATGATAGATGGTATACAACTTTATTAAAGTATACAGATACTAAACTATTAGATGAAGAACAAATATCAGATGCTAAGCTAGAGATGACTGAAGAAGAGTTTGAACAAGAGTATAACTGTTCTTGGGAAGCATTTATGAGATGAGCTGTTTATGGTAAAGAATTGCAAGCAGCACATCAAGAGTGAAGAGTTATGAAAGTTCCATATAATCCTGAATTACCAGTTTATACTTTTTGGGACCTTGGTATAGCAGATTCTATGACTCTTATATTTATGCAAATAGTATGAAAGCAAATACATATTATAGAAACATATAAGAACTCAGGGTTTTGACTAGAACATTATACAGAATATATAATAGAAAGACCTTATACATACGATACTCACTGGTTTCCTCATGATGTAAAGCAAAGAGAATTAGGAAGTTGAATGAGTAGATTAGAGATAGCTTCAAGATTATTAGATTGATATGGTAAGTGTGATGTAGTTCCAATGAATACAATAGAGTCAGGTATTAATGCTTGTAGGTTAATATTTAAACATATATATTTTGATGAAAGTTTAGAAGAGTTTTTAAATGATATATCACTCTATCATTATGAGTATGATGACAAAAGATGAGAGTTTAAGAAAACCCCCGAACATGATTGGACTTCTCACTATGCAGATGCTTTAAGATACCTTGCAGTAATTATGCACCATCTTATGAGAAGAAATTGAGATAGAATTTAATGACGATGTTTATAATTAATTTGACTTTATCTTATAGTAAATATACTAGACTATATATATTACTAATTATTACTCTATGGTAGAAAACGAATTAGCTGAAATAAAAGAACAATCAGAAGTACAAAATTGAGTAGCTGATTTTTTAAAGGCTATCAAAATAGATGAAACAGATTTATTAGTTACAGTTAAACAAGAAAGAACAATTTGAGATGAATACGTTGGGAATGAAAGAGATGAAATAGAAGCTGATTTAGTTCTATTAAGAAATCAAGTTAAACAAAAAGGTAAGATATGAGATACAACTCTATTTAATGTACATACAGCACTTGTTGCTAGAAGTTTCCATAATAAGAGTCCTATTAAGTTTAAATGAGATAAGAACGGAATAGAAAGGGAAATTAAGATGTTAAACTCAGTATGGAAAGAAGATGGGCAAACTCCTTATATGAAAGCTCTTAAATATTATGAGTTTTGGGATAAATTCGCTACTTGAATGAGTATCACAGCTAAAGTAGGTTGGGATTGAACATATAAAAGAAACTTATATCAAGTTATTAATCCATTATTAGCAGTTCCTGACCCTAATTGAGATTATTTCACAGGTAACTATAGATTTATAGGATTTCCTACTATTAAAACAAAATTAGAATTAGAAGCTGAATGATATGATACAGAAGAATTACAACAATGAGAAAGTGTACAATGAGCTTTATCAACTAAAAGAGATAGCCAACAAGACCAAGGATTAAATTCAACACAAGATAAAGGATTATATGAAGTATACTTACACTTTACTACTATAGCTGTAGAATCTGAATGAGAAACAGTAAATAGAAAAGTTTGGATATTAACAGCAGCTAATGAAAAGGTTATATTAAATGGTTGATTCGTTAAGGCTTGAAATAAGTTTGAAGAAAAGAATCCTGAGTCAATTAAATTCCCATTAAAATTCAAATACTGGAAACCTCTAAGAGATAATTTCTATTGAGATAGACCAGCAAATTATACTAGAGATGTACAAATACAAAAAGCAATCATAGCTAATCTTAGGTTAGATAAAATGAGAGCTGAGTTGTATCCTATGTATTTATATAATAAAGATTATGTATCAGGTAAAGATTTAAGCTTCTGATTCAATAAAGGTATACCAATTAGTACATGAATTAATTGACCACAAGTTAATCTACAAAACTTAGTATCTCCTGTATCAAAAGATTTAAGAATAGATACAAGTATTACAGTTGACCAATTAATGGATAGGCAAGTTGAAAAATCTACAAGTATATGAGATATAGCTTCTTGAACTACTCCTGATAAAAGAGAAACATTATGAACTAATCAATTAGTTGTAAGTAACACAGATGTTAATTTAAGTCTTAATGAAGAAATAGATTTAATTTGAGAAGAACAAGGTGTACAAATATGGTTTAGTTGATATTATCAAAACTTTAGTAGTGCTGACACAAAACTTGTATTTGCTTGAATGTGAACTAGTCAGATACCAATTCAATTAAAAAAGAAAGATTTTATATATGAATGAAATCTAGCTATCAGTATTGAAAGTAATGCAGAAAGTGAAACAAGGAAAAGAAAACAAGCTCAATGATATTTAGTTACTTGACCTTTAATCTTACAAGACCAATCAATTAATGAATGAAGTAAAAGACATACATTAAGAAGAATAGCAGAATCTAATTGAATATCTGATGAAGATATAGATATAGAAATACCAAAGACAAGTCAGCAATTAATGCAAGCATTAGAAAACGAATTACTAAATGATTGAGAGTATGTTGAAATTAATCCTGAAGATGATGATGAACAACATCTAATTGAGATGTGAAGTCTTATATTAACTCCTGAAGCTGAAGCACACCAATATAGTCATATACAAGCTAGTATAAAGAAAGGGCAAATGGTTAGTGAATGACAAGACCAAGGAATGTTAAATCAAAGTCAAGCAGTATCTAATAGTATAACAGCTAGTGAGATGTCTAATGAAATTTAATTACTAATTATAAATAATGGAAGTAAAAGATTTAATTAAAGATGAACTAACAGATGAAGAAAAAACATTATTAGAACTTGATATTAAAGCTAAAAAGTATAAACTACTAACTATATACTTATCTAGTAAAGAATGCGAAGCTTTAATTGAAAAGTATGTAGCTAAATGAGATAAGATATTAGAAGAGATAGTAGCCGAATTAGATAAGAGAAGGAAAGGGACTAGAGGTAAAGCGACAGTATCTGATTTAGATAAAACATTATCTTTTTATGATTTTCAATTAGAATTAGTAGGAGATTTATGAGATAGTGAAGCTGAATTAGTATTAATTGAAGACTTAACTAATAGTGCTGAGAATACTTATACACATTTAATTAATAAGATAGAAGAATTATTTGATGTCCCTAGTTATTCTGAATTAGATTTATTAAAACATAGAAGAGTAGAATATGCTTTAATTAAAGATAAACTTGAATTAATGACATCATTGTATTATGATAAACAAGTTATTAATCCAAATAGTAATCCTTATGAAGAGGAAAAAATGAGTAAAGAAGAATTTGATGCACTAACTGATGTTAATTAATATTCAATATAGATAGTTTAAATAATTTAAACTATTCTATTGGACATTAAGTTCCAAGCATTTAATTGCATAACTTTATAAATATGGAAAATCAAGAAAATCTTGATGAGTTAGCTGATGACTCTATCGTAACTGATGAAAAATTAGAAGAGGGTAATGAGGAGGATAAAACAACTCCTAATAAGAAGAATAAATCTAACTTCAATAGTCTTTACAAAAAAGCAAAGGAACTCGAAACTTCTTTGACTGCTAAAGATGAAGAATTAGCTTCTGCAAAAGCTGAACTTGAAGAATGGAGGAATTTAAACCCTGAGCAAGAGGAAGAAAATCAAAGTAATAAACAAGTAGATGATTTAAAACTATCTATTAACTTATTAAAAACTCCTGATGCTGAACCACACTTAAAAGAAATCCAAGACACTATGAAAGAGTATTGATGTGATTTTAATAAAGCATGGAAACTTGTTAAAATAGATTTACCTGAAGAAAGTAAAACTACTACTGAGTTTAGTATTTGAAAAAATGCTATAAGT